AACTACCGACAAATGACTGATCTAGTTTTCGCCACAAATGCAGAGCGAGCAATCAATAAAGTTCGCCGTGACGTTGAAATAGAATACAACGCCACCCGCAAAGATATCGTTATTATTCATGCCATTCCTATTGATTCAATCTATCGCGACGTATAGGAATATCTGTGGTGGGCCGATATGTAATGATCTATCGGCCCACCACAGGGGAAGGAAAACAACGTGTCAGAAGAACACAAATCAGAAGCGTTTAAACATATTGCCATCAAGTACGAATGGAAAGCTGACGTTCGCACTGATCTTTCTGTGTACAAAAAAACGCAGAAAGTTAGCGATGTAATTTGGAATGTCTACGCCATTCGCGGCAAAGAAACACTCAAGATTGTGTGGACCGGCGACCGTTTCACACAGGCCAACTATGTGTACGGTGACCTGCGTAGAAAACTTTGGTGGCCCGTAGAAGTAGCTAAGTTACTGGCGGGTAGGCCCGATCCCCGCAAGTACCGGCGCAAGGACAGCAATCATGTTGCGTCCTATGATGAGATAGTGGAGCAACGCTCTGTGCCTTGGCAGGATGATACGCCCGCCATGGAAATAATGATGGTCGTTTTACGAAAGGAGATTCGCTGGATCAGAAAGATTGACGGCCAGGTCTGCTCAGCATTTGTTGATGTTGACCTGAAAGAAAAAGGAAGCGCGAAACATTTTCGCGTCTACGAACACAAGAATGGTCGAATGCTTGAGTGGGCCGACGCGCTTGGATTCCACACAGTATGCCTCGACCAAATCATTGACGTAGCGTAAGGAGCAATAATGTTAGAGATTATCGTCAGCTTTTGGCTCATGCAATCGCCCGGTGGTGTCGGTTGTACGTACAGCAATCCCTATCCGACAGACATTAACCGCGTCTGCACTGGGCTAGGGTACCCTGGTACAAGCTGCAAGATGAGTTACAAAACCAATTGCAGTCCGATCCCCGGTCAGCCGGGAACGTGGAACCCTAGTGGTTATACACCGAAAGTTGGATGAAGTGGCTGAGTGGACTATGACTGACGAGGCCATGTTTTTCCCTGAACTATATCGCAATGTTCAATGTCCGAAGTGTCATGTTTCTTCTGAAGAACGCTGTCTTTCTCGTTGGGATAAACGTCTTCATTATGTACATGTTCAAAGAGTATTGAAATCAAAAGAGAGTAAAGATGGCATATCTTAAATGTAATAACTGTAACTATCGTTCACTAGCAATTGACAACCCGCACGGCTTACCCAAAAGATTAGTTAGCCGTGCCATCGAAATGCACACCTTGTGCTACAAAAATCACACCGTGGTTATTATAGATGGAGAGAACAAATGACAGAAAAGTGGAGAATAGGATTATGGGAAAGCGAACACCGAATCTGGATCGACTTTCCATACAATAACGAAGTTAAAGATACTCTTCGTGCCAAAGTTCAAGGATTGCGCTGGGATGCCAAACAGAAATTCTGGCACGCACCGCTCGACCTAGACACTGCGCGAGACATTCGATCTGTAGTCAATAGTTTCGGGAAAAGGTTGACGCTTGAGCCAGAGTTTGCAGCCTGGGTGCGCGTAGAAAAACGTAGGTATAACAACCTACTTAAGCCCGACGACATGACGGCTGACACTACGCAATGGTTTCCCCGGCTTCGCCATGAGCGGCCACAGTTAGTCGCTGCTATGGAAAGCAAGCCATGGCAGCTACCCGGTGCAGCGTTTCTAGTCGGGCAGAAATCAACTCTGCTGGCCGATCAGCCTGGGCTTGGCAAGACAATCCAGACGCTCGCCACGATTGCAGAGCTTGACGTACGCGGGCCAATCCTTGTGGTTGCGCCACGTACTGCTGTGAACGTCACATGGCCGGAAGAGATTGCTCAATGGCTGGGCAAGGACGAAATCGTCTTTACTATCAGTGGAGTTCTCAAACCAGCAGAAAGAAAAGAAGCTCTCAAGCAAGTTGCTGATCTGGCTAAGAAAACAGAAAATAGGATTTGGGTTTTGTGCAGCCCAAACTATCTTCGCATTCGTCCAGACCTAGACGGCAATGGCAATTACATTCGTGATGCGGCTGGGAAAAAGATTATTCGTTCTGTCAACGAAGGTCTTGCTGAACTGTTCGCGATTACGTGGAGCGGAGTTATTGTTGACGAAAGTCACCAAACTTTAGCTGGCGCAACAGGCAACAAGAAAAAGCAATCTGCTCAACGAGTGGGGCTAGGCGCATTGGACATTCGCGATGGTGGGTTGAAAATTGCAATCAGTGGCACGCCGTTTCGTGGCAAGACAGAGAATCTATGGGGCACGCTCAACTGGCTCTACCCCGACAAGTACACAAGTTACTGGTCATGGATTCGCCGTCACTATGGCATCGTCAACACAGGCTCGCGCTTCGGATCGGGCGTAGGCAAGGGAGACAAAATCATTGACGAAACAAGATTCTTTGGTGAGCTAAAACCGATCATGGTTCGGCGCACAAAGAACGAAGTTGTCAAAGACTTACCGCCAAAGACTTACGGCGGTACTCACCTTGACCCTGCCGACTTACAGTCACCAATCGCTGTGTGGTTGCCAATGAGTCCCAAACAACATAAGCAATACAATGAAATTGTTGACCATGCCTTGGTCACGATTGGGGCTATGGGTGACCGCATTGACGTGAACGGTGTGCTGGCTGAAATGACGCGACTCAAGCAGGTCGCTAATGCCAGCCTGGGCAGCACGGCTACGCGTAGCGGTGTCGGCCCACAGATGCCATCCAATAAAGCAGATTGGATTGTTGACTTCTTACTTGACCGTATTGCGGCAGGAACGAAGACAATCGTGGCTAGTCAATTCACACAGTTCATAGAGTTCCTAAGCTCAGAACTGACGGCCAAGAAGATTAACCACTATAAGTTGACCGGTCAGACTAAAGATGAAGAGCGTTTGTACATCAAGAATGCTTTTCAAAAGCCAGAAGGAGAGATGGTTATTCTTCTCAACACTAAAGCCGGTGGCGTATCACTAACTCTTGACGCTGCCGACGATGTAATAATCTGCGATCAGACATGGATTCCAGACGATCAAGAGCAAGTAGAGGACCGCGCTCACCGTGTGTCCAGAAATCATAATGTCACTATTTGGAATCTTGCTTCGCTGGGAACTATTGATGAAGACATTGCGCTGACGAACAATGAGCGCGAGGATGCTATCAACGGCATTCTAGATCGTCAGCGTGGCGTGACATTCGTCAAGGCTCTGATTGCCGCCACTAAGAAGCGACAGGGAAAGCAGGCTGCGTAGCATGGACGTTTTGGAAATCTCACAGACCGGCGCAATTATAGTGCTGTCTTTAACAGTGGTTATCCTTGCTAATTTTCTTGAAACACAGAGGCAATCGCTGCAAGAAACTAGGAAAGAACTTGCCAATCACAGGGAAGTTCGCTCCAAACTTTATTGGGAGCTAGCAGACCCAGCGAAGATCGAAGCCGATTTTGAAAAGAGCGCAATGATGCGCGAAATGAGGGATGCTAACCGGACGACCCTGCCCCGCGAAGGGGCAGGGCCACCGGCCAAAGTATATCGCCCAAAGTTTCGTAACCAAAAACCAGGAAATTGGAGACAACCAAGACCATAAAAACATAGCAATTACACTGTAAGTTAATGCCCAAATTGACTTTTGCGCTCGCGTTGCCAGATGTTTAAAAGTGGGCTAGGGTGAGAATTACACAACCGGACAAGCCGTCCAAACCAAAATAAATGAGGAGATACAGGCGTGACAATCACCGACGAAACCATGGATATGGACATGACGATGGAGGACGAGTCAACCATCGAAGAAGAGAACAGCGTTACCCGCAAGAAAAGAGATCGGGATTTTTCTAAGTTTCGTCCGCAGCACTCAGAACTTGCGGATTACGTGAACAAAAATTCTGGTCTTCCACCGGTCAGTCCACAGCAGGTCAAAGCAATTCTGGCTCTGCGTACTGATTTCAATAACATGCCTGAGCAGATTGCAGAGCGCGAGCTTCGCAAGCAGACGCTTGCTGCTGAGCGCAGCAAGTACGAGGGCATGAGTGATCAGCAGATCAAGGCCGCTAAGTCCGCAGACCGTGTGGAGCGTCAAGCCTCAAAGTTGCGTAAGCGTCTGGAAGAAGCGGTTGCCAAAGCTGAAGAACTTCGGCATGGCAGCGAAGCCGGTGGCGACGATCTTGTCGCCGCAGTTGAGGCAGAGCAAGAAGGGTTTGATGACAGTTCATCAAAACGTCGCTTCGGACGTAACCGTTAACATTTGTTGGCGGTATGATGGAGCGCATGGACGACAGATATTGGGGTCTAGCCACAGTTTATTTGTCAGTTCTAGTTATCGTGCAGTTATTTCAAACATCAATAATTAAGGAGTACATCATGTCTGTTGTCGAAACCCTTCAAGTAATCAAGGATCAACTCGTCAAGTCTCGTACAGAAATCGTCAGTAAGATTGCTGACCTGGAAGCCGCTGTTGCCGCATCGGGCGAGCCTTCCGCAGAAGTTACGTCTGCGCTGGACGAACTTCGCGGAGTCGCCCAAAGTCTTGACGACGTAGTAGTTGACGCGGTTGTTGCCGCCGACGTTGCAGTCGAAGACGAGGCAAGTCCGGTTGTCGAAGATGCATAAAAGATTGCTGTTAGTCGTGGCATTGCTGGCAATGCTTCTGTCTGGATGTAAAACGGGCGAAGACCTCGTACTTCCAAACCAGCAATCACACATAGTTTGATGGAATTGTCGGTATGTAAAAGTACCGACACTTCCGAAGGTCACAGGGGTTATGGTTTACCTCCTTTTTCCATTATCCCTGTGGCTTTCTGAAGTAAAAGTTTTATCAACGTAGTAACCGACACCAAAGGTAGGTGTTCCTAAAAGGAAATGAGTCACGACGTTTATCAAGTTCATACCTGGACTTGTTCAATTCCGGATTGCAAAGAAAGCCTAACCGGCTATGGCGAATCAACTGCCATAGATCAAGGTTGGGCAGAAGAAGTGTTCTATCAAGTTCGCTTCGATCTTTGTCCCTTCCACAATAAAGAAATGAAAGGGTTTTTGTTCGATGAACCTCCCGTTGATTCGCAACTCTGAGCGTAACGATTTCAAGTCCTGCCCAGCAAAATGGAACTGGCGATGGAACCAAGGTCTAGTGCCCGCCATGGCGCGACAGGATGCACGCTGGTTCGGCACAATCTGGCATCTGGTGTGGGCTGAGTACATGACCCCACCGGCTGGAACCGAAAAGAATCCCAAGCGCGGTTTTATTCGTGGCCGTGATCCCCATGAAACTTGGGAACAAGCAACAAAGAACGCATTTGTCACTATTGCTGCTGCTCCGTACTTTGACGACGACAAAGAAAAAGAGTTCTTTGATGCCAGCGAGCTAGGCCACATCATGATTGACGGTCACATGAATACATACAAGGGCGATCCCGGCTTTGAAGTTTTGATGCCTGAGCAGCGATTCTCTGCCAAGATTCCTTACACCGAAGATCAGATTTTGCGAGGCGTAAATGTTGGTGCGCCAAACCAAAACTTTATTGTCACGGCAGTCGGCACGTTTGATCTTCCCATTCGCGATCACACAGATGATCGTGGTCGGATTAAAATACTTGACTGGAAGACTACGAATAAGTCTACAAATCTGAAACATCTAAACAAAGACGACCAAACCGGAACTTACATCAGCGTAGCCACTGGCTTTCTTCGTCGGGAAGAACTGATCAGACAAGACGAGGCAGTAGAAGGAATGATCTTCTCATTTGCGCGAAAGGCTAAGCCACCGGAGAACGTTGATGCCAATGGCATCGTACGAAACAAGCCCACAAAGGCACATTATGTGGAAGCGTTAGGCAAGTTCGGAATCACTGACAAAAGCACGATTGCCCAGTGTGAAGCTCTTGCTCTCAGCGAAGGCATCACCGTGTGGGGCGAGCCGTCGAAGAACCAGGGATCACCTTTGTTCTGGCGGGAGTCTGTCACCCGCAACCGCGCCAATAGATTGCGTCAGATCACACGCATTGCAGAAGATGCAGAAGTGATCAACTTAGTTAGGAACAATAAGCTTCCAGTAATCAAAACACCAGGCGATCATTGCAACTGGTGTGATTTTGCGGACCTCTGCGATATAGACGAGGATGGGGGTGATACTGAAGACTTCATCAAAGCAGTGTACAAATATGAGAACCCCTACGCGGACCACGAAGAAGGTGCGCGTAACTCAAAAGAATCTGTTGCAGCAAATCAGGAGACAAAAAGTGGCGGACAAGTTTGAACGTTTTGCTAGACAGCGAACGCTCATCAAGCCCGATAACTGTTACACCCTATGGTGCCCATTTTGTGACGAGTGGAGGTTGACTGATTCAATGGTCGCTCGAAAAAAATTGGGGCTGCACATTTCCAGTTACCACCAGGAAGAAGTACGTTTTGAGCGGGGAGAGAAACCGCCCGAATTAGAGGACGAGGACACACCTGTCGGTGGTCCGCGCTACAGTGACTTCGGTTGGACTAACCAACCGGATAACGCCGTTCATCAGACGGCATTCAAAGAAAAGGAAAAGTAAAGTGGGAACAAAGCCCATCATCACTAAGTTAGCTGACAAGATTAACTACTGGAATGTTCTGTTGTATGCAGACTCCGGTGCCGGTAAGACTGTCTTCGCTGGATCAGACAACAAAGTTCTGTTCATTGCGCCAGAAGACGACGGGCTGATCAGTGCCCAGCGTGTCAACGCCAATGCCACGGTAGATAAGATCACCGTTAAGCAGTGGGAAGACCTGAAGAATGCGTACGAATGGTTCGCAGATCATCCGGACGATTGCATTGCTTACAACGCGTTCGCTATCGACTCCATCACCGAAATGCAGAACCTTGCCAAAGGTTATGTACTTCGCATGACGGCAGACGAGAAGGCTCGCAAGGGGCAAGACCCCGAAAAGATGCAACTTCAAGATTACGGAATGATGCACGAACTGATGGAGAACTTGGTTCGTGGTTTCAACGATCTTCCGGTTAACGTTCTTTGGACGGCAACGGCGAAGAAGGTTGAAGACGCAGACGGCAACGAATTCCTAGTGCCAGAGCTTCAGGGCAAAAAGGACTACGGAATTTCCATGAAGATGGTTGCGCTTATGACCAGCTACGGATACATGCGAACTGAAGTTCACGATGTGTCCGCACCTACAGAAGATGATCCAAAAGCCGTGAAGAAAGTTAAGCGGCGCGTGATCTATTGGGAAGATACCGGCACCATTCGTGGCAAGGATCGTACGATTTCTCTGGCACCGTTTACCGTAAACATGACGCTTCAGCAAATGCGCCGTACTATTGGCGGCGAATTAGTGCGCGGACCTGATGGCAAGATCACTCGTAAAGAGGGAGTGGCCGCGCCAGTCAAAAAGGCTGCCGTTCGGACTAGCCCAAAGGCTGTCCAGAAGGTAGAGTCAGCCGAAGCACCAAAAGCAAAGGAAGGTGAGCCGTTGGAACTGGACGCTATCGAAGCTTAATCGGCAGTAACAAAACATAAACGCACTATCGCAAAACCTAAAAGAAAGATTAACTGAAATGCCGAAGTTTGATTTAGGAATTAATGGCTTGAACCAGGGTGCCGCAGAAGGCCGCTCAGGTTGGAGTGGTGAAGAGCCACCAACCGGTGCCTACGAAGGTGTTCTGAAAATTCTGTCGGTAGACGTGATCAGCCAAGACTCTCAGTCGTGGGCTGGCCGTCCGAAGCTGCGCGTGGGCGTGGAGCTTCGTAACACAGCCGGTGGTAAGTACGACGGGTACCTCGCGTGGGGTAATCTCAACTTGATTGACCCGTCGATTCCGTATGTCAATCAGTTCCTGCTTTCTCTGACCGATGGTTCAGATGATCAGTTCGAAAAGATCAAGAAAGCTTTCTACGACACGAAGCCGACTGTCGATGAGCGCAAAAAGCACATCCTCAAGATCGGTGCATGGGGCGTAGATTCTCCTAACGGGGAACTTCCGATCAAGGTTTCCATATCTAACAAGAGTTTCTTCAACAACAAAACTCAGCAAAGCGGACAGCAAGTTCGGATCGAAGCCTATCTCGTTGGTGGCGGGTCTTCGACTGGCGGCAAAGCCGTAGAGGAAGCTGCTGAAGAAGAGGCTCTGTTTGTGGAGCCAGAGGATATCGACGCAGACGAGTCGATTTTGGACATGGAAGATGCCTAGTCGGTAGGGGATGCGGGAATGCCGACCAGGACGGTGGGGCGCGACACCGATAACAACGCGCACCCCTCATGAGAAAGCGAATTAAGTTGGGAATTTTTCTTGTGGTTGTTCAAGACACTATCTTGCAATCTCGCGAGTATGCAGTGATAGCAAAAGATACAGCCGACGCTCAGAAAAAAATTGCTGGTGGTTTATTTCTCACTGAAAGTGAACCGTCAACAATGGATACCCTTAAAAGTCAAATTGTTAGCGCAGAAAGAATTGATTTAATATGAAAGTAGAAACCAGTAAAATTGGGCCTAAGCTTAATTTGCTTAACCCCGAAAGCTCGCGCCCGCAAACAGACGCAAACAACGTTGATCATGTTTTGATTGACGGAGTTTGGCGCAAAATCATTCCCGGTTCTTTCCATTTTTATGTCACCGAAGGTGCCAAGCCAGTACCTTTCATTCAGTTTGACGTGGTTGCATCACCCGGTACAGGCGGCATTGACCCCGAAAATAACTATCGCTGTGAAGTTTTTCCCACCGCGATCATGGGTCTTTCTTACCCGGTTTCGACTAAGTAAAGATGACAGACGGGTGGTGGGCCGAAGAAAAAAATCGGCTCATCACCGCTGTCGAAAAAATAGCAAACAATCTTGGCGAAAATACTAAGCCTGACAGTAGTCAGTTGCTCGCCACCCAAAAAATATTTTTAGGCACTATAATAGGTACCATTGACTTTATCACTGGTGTTTTAAACGATCCCTCGCTGGACATTATCAAGAAGCACACTGAGCTTCGAAAGCTTGTGCAACGTCTTGAAAAAACAGCACAGAGGGTAGAACAGGATATGAATAATGAAATGGGTCAGCTTCCACACTCATTCGACGTATAGCTACGGCGACGGGTTCGGCACTGTTCAGCAGCATGTTCAGCGTGTTGCTGATCTTGGTATGTCGGCTCTCGCACTGAGCGAGCATGGCAATGTCAATTCTCACGCTGCGTTAGAGCGCGAGTGCCGCACCGCTGGTATCAAACCGATCTTCGGTGTTGAAGCCTATTTTGGGCCAGTCGGTGAGAGGCGCACGCAGCGCAAATACCACATTACGCTTTTTGCTAAAGATCAAGAGGGTTATCACAATCTCAACAAACTGGTCACGCAGAGCTATTTGGACACGCACTACTATCCCACGGTGTCACCGGAAAATTTGAAGAAGAATTCCAAAGGTTTAGTAGGCTTTTCCGGATGCTCAGACAGCTTAATTTCCTGCACCTTACTGGGCGGTAAGTTACTAGGAGACAAGCGTAGTAACTATGAAGTTCAAGATTACGACAAGGCCAAGCGTAAAATTGACTGGTTCATGGAAGTTTTTGATGGCGACTTCTATCTTGAAACACAAAGATTCCCCGGTCTGCTTCGAACCTGCATTTTGAATCCGACGTTCGCTCGTCTGTCGGTTGATACCGGAGCCAAACTCATTGCTACCGCTGACGTTCACTACCCATTCCCACACCAAAACAAAATGCAATCTATGTTGCACGCCTCACGCCGATCATCCACCGTAGCGGCGACTGAAGCCGCATGGGAATACGACATACTTCTCACTTACCCTGAAACTGATCGTGAGATTTATGCTGATCTTCAAGCTACTGGTTTGACCAAACGTCAATCACTTGACGCGCTACTCAACACCACCAAACTTGCGGTTGAGTGCAACGTTGAACTTCCGAAAGCAAAACCTCTGCGATTTAACTGCGTAGACCCGCACAAAGAACTTGCCCGCCAGGTAGCGAAGGGCTGGAAGCGTCGGTGCGCTCAGCGTAGCGACTTGGCCCAGCACAAAGCGGCCTATGAAGTTCGCGTTAAGCACGAACTGAAAGTTATCAGTGACAAGGATTTCTGCGATTATTTTCTTGTCGTGGCCGATCTAGTCCAGTGGGCCAAGGACGAGAACATCACTGTTGGCCCTGGACGCGGCTCAGCAGCAGGCTCGCTGCTCTGCTACCTGCTGGGGATCACAGAGATTGACCCGCTGCACCCGACGTTCGACCGCATGGTGTTCGAAAGGTTTATTGACCCAAATCGTCCGGATATGCCTGACATTGATTTGGACTTTGACGATTCACTACGTTACAGAATTGGAGAACGCGCACATGAAATTTATGGACAAGAAAACGTTGCCAATGTCGCTAACCATACTAAATATCGTGGACGCAAAGCTTTGCAAGATGTGGCGAGAGCATACGGATTGCCGGTTGGCACCTTTGACGCAATCGGGCAGAAATGCGCCATTCGGGTCGAAACCGATGATCGGGTGGACGACTCAATTTCAGACACGATTGAAAGTTTTGCGGCTGACCCTGCGATTGCAACGTTGGTCGATAACTACGGAGATTTGCTTCAACAGGCGATACGGCTTGAAGGTAACCAGCACTCTATGGGGGTTCACGCTGGGGGCTTCGTTATAGCTTCAGACCCAATTCCCAACGTCTGTGCAATTTATGCTAAAGAAAAAGGAACCGGAAGAAAAAAAGAGATTGCTCAAGTTATCCCGTACGAAAAGCGGGACGCAGAATATTTGGGAATGCTCAAGATGGATTTCTTGGGGCTGACGACATGCGGAATGTTGGGGCTTTGCCGTGAATGGTCTGGTGTCACACTTGACAAGCTTTATGCACTGTTCTACGAAACATATAAAGAAAACAAGGAAATCTTTACACGTTTCCGTGCCGATGATGTTGTGGGTATTTTTCAATACGAGGGTGGCACGACCCGCCAGGTGGTACGAGAAGTTGTACCGTTTACTTTTGACGAGCTAGCAGCCTGCAACGCGCTGTCCCGGCCAGGGCCATTCTATGGCGGGCAGACCGCAGACTATATTGCCGTCAAAAGGGGTGACAAAGATTGGGAAAGAATACATCCAGGTTTTGACAAACATGTGGAGTGGACGTATGGACAAATCGTTTACCAAGAACAAATCATGTGGATACTGCGTGACCTCGCCGGATTTGATACAGCGAGAGTTCTCCGCGTTCGCAAGATTATTGGCAAGAAACTTGGCGAGTTTCAGTTTGCAGAGTTATGGCAAGAGTTCAAGGACGGATGCGCTAATAACGGAGTTTCAGAAATATCTGCGGCTAAAGTATGGGGTGGAATCACGACGGCAGCCGGGTACGCGTTCAATACGGCTCATGCCTATTCATACGCACTGATTGCCTGGTGGCAGATGTGGTTCAAGATCGCCTACCCAGCGATCTTCTATGCCGCATCATTGGCAAAGAACGGCGATGGGAAAGACGATATTGCTCGCCGTACCCTGCTGCTCCAAGATGCGGTGGCGCACGGCATAGAAATCTTGCCCATTGATCCCGAATATTCTTCCGCTTCGTGGCAGCCAACAACTGATAGTTGGCTACGCCCAGGCTTCAGCCAGATTACCGGTGTGGGCACGGCTACCGCTGACGACATTGTGGCGTGGCGAAATGCTCAGCCCTATGTTCCACAATGGTCTGACATGGCCGGTACCAACGGTGTCAAAGGTGTGGGGATGAAGACCATGATGGCGATGGCCGAATTCGCCAGTGCCGAAGACCCTTTCGGAATCAGCAAGACAGAGAAACAACTTCAAGCTTTCCGCAAGCAAGTGCTTAATGGTGAGTTT